AAACTGACCGATAATTCTGGCGGAACCGCCAGCGGCACAATCGCGGCGATCAGCGACACGGCGACCAAGAACGCCATTGCGTCCCTGAACGCCAAGATCAGCGCCATTCTGGACGCCCTGAAATGAGGGCCCCGCGTGAGAAGACACTCCATGAGTTGAACATGGAGCAATGGGCCTCCGACGCCGAAAACCGGGACGTGAATGAGCAGGCCGGCGCGGCGGCGAAAGCCGCTGTCGTGGATGTGCTTGCCGAGAAACGCCCTGACGGCAAGCGGACGCGCAAGAACCTTCGCCCGGTGGAAACCAATGGCAAAGCTGACATCTAGCCAGCAGGCCGCGCTCTACTACGCCCGCAAACGGCGACGTGAAGCGGCCCGCAAGGCGGCGGAAGAAGCTGCCGAGCAGGAAGAAGAAGGCGAGGGCGGTGAATGACTCCTACGGATATCAGCAACCTCGCCCTCGACCTACTCAAGGAAGCGCCGATCACGTCTATCGATGAAGGTCGCGCCATCGCCATGTGGTGCAAGCGCAACTTCGACGTGACGCGCGATGCCCTGCTTGAGGAAGCCGACTGGAATTTTGCGCTCAAGCGCGTGAAGCTTCCCGAGGACAGCGACAAGCCTGCTTTCGGCTGGACGAGGCAGTTCACTCTGCCGGCTGATTGCCTGCGTGTCCTTCCCCTGACGAATAGCGGCCTGCCCGAGGGGCAGCCCATCATGTTCGAGGTCGAAGGCGGGAAAATCCTGACCGACGCCTGCGGGCCTCTCCCGGTACGCTATGTGTACCGGGCTGAAGAATATGATCGCTATCCGGCTACTTTCTGCACGGCGCTGGGCGCCAAATTGGCAACCCGCATGGCGCACTGGCTGACTGGCAAGTCCAACTACGTGCAGATCGCTTCCGGTCTCTATCAGGACGCCATGAACAAAGCCTGGCTTTCCGACGCTATACAGGGGACCGTGCCGCGCGCCGCTGACAACCAGTGGGTTGACGCTCGATGAGCAGCGTCTATCCACTCCAGTCCTCGTTCACGAATGGCGAGCTATCTCCGCTGCTTGCCAGTAGGGTTGACGTGGACATGTGGAAGTCCTCGCTGGCCTACTGCCGCAATTTCCAGATCCTTTCTCATGGCGGTATTCGCCGCCGTTCCGGGACGCGCTTCGTTGCCGAATTGCGCGATAGCTCGGAATTGGCCCGCCTGTTTCCCTTCCGCTTCTCCGAGAGCCAAGCCTATGTGCTGGCCTTGAATGACGGGTATATCCGCTACATCGCCCAGCGCGGCGTTGTCGGTGCGCCTTATGAGATCGCGCACCCTTGGACCGCCGCCGATCTCGCCCGTCTCTCCTACACCCAGTTCAATGACGTGGCCTACTTCGCGCACCGGGCATACAAGCCGCAGAAGCTGGCGCGCATGGCCGATACGAACTGGAGCATTGCCGCTGCCGAGTTCGATGACGGGCCGTATCTGGAACTGAACGAGACAGCGACGACTCTGACGCCTGCCGACTATGGGTCGTTGACGCCGGTTATGACTGGCTTGACCACGCCATCCGGCACGGTGAACAGCAGCGGCGGTTGGGCGGACGCCTACAAGATTTTCGACAAGGACCCGGCCACCAGATATGCACAGGGGGTCGATAACGGCTGGATTTCCTATCAGTTGGCGTCGGGGTCCGCCATTGTCGATAGCTACTACCTGCAAGCCCATAACGATAACCCGGAGCGGATGCCGACAGCCTGGTATATCGAGGCGTCAAATGACGGCTCCACGTGGCTCACCCTTGATAACAGAGACGGTGAAAGCGGATGGTCTGGGGGACAGACCCGGTTTTATGAGTTCAGCAACAAGGCCGCCTATTCGTATTACAGGTTCAGGTGGTATGCTCTGAATGGCGCGACAGCCAATTCGATGTTGGGCGAGCTTGGGTTCAACCGCGCTCCTGATAGCCAGACGGCGTTCGATCTGACGGCTTCCTCTGTGACCGGCATCAACGGAGACCAAGGGTTTCTGGCATCGGATGTAGGCAGAATGATCCGCTTGCTTGGGTCGGACGGCAAATATCGCTGGGCCGAAATCACGGCGCGCACCAGTTCCACGGTCGTCAAGATCAAGATACACGGCCATGCTCTTCCCGACCTCAAGCCTGTCCCTAACTGGCGGCTTGGCGCATGGTCCGATGAGACAGGATGGCCCGGCTGCACCACGCTCTACAATGAGCGATTGGTGTTTGCTCGCACCGATCAGCAGCCGGCGAACGTGTGGGGGTCGAAGCAAGGCGGCTTCACCGACTTCGGCGTCTCCGATCCTCTGGTGGATACGGACGGCATCAATATCCAGTTGCTGTCCAACAACATGAACGAAATCCTCTGGCTGGCTGACGATGAGGATTTGGTCACAGGATCGGCTGGGCAGATAAGGTCCATCGGGCCTTCGGACCTTACACAGTCGTTTTCGGCCACCAACATCACGCAGAAGAAGGGGCCGACCTCCGGGGCAACCTATCTCCAGCCACTCTCAATCGGCGGCGTGACACTCTATGTGGGCGATGGGGCAACGAAGATCAGGGAACTGGTTCTGGGCGACCAGAACCGCTACGTCGCGCCGGAATTGACTGTCCTTGCCGAGCACATGTTCAAGTCCGGTATCGTGGACTGGGCCTTTGCCGAGAAGCCGGACCCGACAATCTATGTGGCGATGGATGGCGGCCTCCTAGTCGCCATCACATATGACCGCGAACAGAAGGTTCTTGGCTTCGCTCGTCATGATGTTGGTGGCGTGGTGGAGAATGTCGCCGTCATCCCCAGCACAGTCGAGGGCGTTGACGATCTATACATGGTGGTGCGCCGTACCATCAATGGCGAGACTGTCCGGTATATCGAGGTACTGGAAGCGCCTTTCGATGGCGATACGACGGCCATTGAAGACGCCTTCTTTGTCGATTGCGGGCTGACCTATTCCGGGTCTCCGATCTCGACGGTGACGGGTCTTGGTCATCTGGAGGGCGAGGCGGTCAAGGTCTTTGCGGACGGGCAGTCGATCAATGACACGTTCACGGTTGAGAGCGGGCAGATTGAATTGCCTAGCGCTTTTTCCAAGATCAGTGTGGGCCTACCGTTCGAAAGCCGTGCCGTCACCATGCCGATCTCGGGGCCGGGGCAGGATGGCTATCTGTTCGGACGCCGCACGAAGGTCATGGCGGCCTTTATCGACGTGCTTAACTCCGGTTCGCTCATGGTTGGCGCATATGGCGATGAGAACTGGACGCCCCCGCTCTACCAGCAGATTTTGCAGGAAGGTGGGGGGCTGTTCACGGCCCCGACCAGCCTGAAAACCGGGTATATCCGCTGCGATTTCGACAGTTCATGGGCCGCAGGGCAGGGCAAGATCGTCATGGAAACCGACGATCCGCTGCCGCTCCTGATCCGCGCTGTGTCGCTCCAGTCTGAATACGAACCCTGAGGCTGATATGTGTCTTGCGCTAGTCGGCGCTGCCATTTCGGCGGCCGGAACCCTTGCCAGTGCTTCGGCTCAGTCCGCATCCTACAAGGCGCAGGCGCAGTATGCACAGCGTCAGGCGCTCATGGAGCGTCAGAAAGGCGCATACGAGGCCGCGCGCCAGAATGACAGGACCACGCGGCAGCTTGCCAATATGCGCGGGCAATACCTGTCGTCCGGCATCGGGCTGTCCGGGTCGGCAGCGGACGTGATTTCTGATAGCGCCACGCAGGCGAGCCTGGATGAGCAGGCCATCAAATATTCGGCTCAAGTCCAGTCCGACAACTATACATTTGAGAGCAAGCTGGCGCGCCAGAATGCATCGAACGCGATGACCGGCGGCTTCATAGGTGCAGCAGGCAGTCTTGTGAACGGCCTGGCGCAGCAAATGAGCATTAGCTCTAACCGCACGATGATCACTAACCCCTATCTGGCGGCAGGTGCTTGATGGTCTCCATCCGCCCCATAGAGGCGCAGCGCAGCATCGATGTTGGCGGCGTACCGAACACGCGCGTCGATGGCTCGGCAGGTCAGGGGCTACAGGCGCTTGGCGGTGCGGTGTCGCAAACTGCCAATGTTCTTGCATCCATCGACCAGCGCCGCGCCGAGATGAAGGCGCAGGCCGATGATTTCCGCGCCGATCAGGGCTTTCGCCGCCTCGGAGACGATATGTCTCTGGAGTTCGCCAAGCAGCAGCAGGGCATTGATCCTTCCGGCGAGGGCTTCACCGATCAGGTCTCTGGCAAGTTCAACGAAAAGGCAGAGGAATTCCTAAAGACGGTCCCGGCAGAGTTCCGCGGCAAGTTTCAGGAACTGGTTCGGACCTCACGCGCAGGATGGATTGACAAGGCCGCCGCCGCTGAAATCGATCAGCGCAACTCATGGTATAGAGACGGCATTACAAAGGCCCAGCAGGGGTTGCAGGGGCAGGTTTTCAACGACCCGTCGATCTTTGACGCGGCCCTGAGTGACGGCAATCGGGCGATTGAAAGCTCAGGCCTGCCGCCTGTCGAGAAAGAGAAGCTGAAAGAGGCGTGGAAGAACACGCTGGCTCAGACGGTGGGCGAGCGAGAAGTAAGGAACGCGGAAGCTGATCCGAAATCCGCCGCGAATGCAGCAAGCAAACTGGGTGTTGGCCCCGCAGTTCCTTTGCCGAAGGACGTGCAGGCCCGCGCCAATCTTGCCCGCGACAAGTTCGTTCAGCTTGGATACACGCCCGAGCAGGCGGCCGGCATCGTCGGCAATCTGGTGCAGGAAAGCTCTGTCCGCTCCGATGGCCCTGACGGCGATAGCGGCAGCGCGTCGGGGCTTGCTCAATGGCGCGGCGCTCGACTGACGAAGTTGA